GTCGAGAGCTGAGCCTGATTTAGAGAGGTGTGGTTATTATGAGGATGACTACATGATGGTTGTTGAGATTAATTACCCTGACGTACCTAAGGAATGGTTTGAAAACTCTGGGCTGGAAAAGGAAAGGCTTGATGATTTGAAGTACATGAGCACTGAGCAGTATGAGAGTAAGTGGCTTGGTAAATATACGGACTCAATAGAAAACTCTCTTATTCAGCCAGAATGGTTCGATTCCTGTATTGATGCTCACGTTAAATTAGGGTTTAAGCCTCGAGGTCTTAAGATGGCAGCTCACGATCCTAGCGACACTGGGGCTGACTCAAAAGGTTATGCCATGCGTCATGGCTCTGTGGTTATGGATATTCAGGAAATGCTCACTGGTAATGTGAACGAAGGCGCTCACTGGGCTTGTGGTCTAGCTAATCAGCATCAAGTAGACGCTTACACTTGGGACTGTGATGGATTAGGAGCTGCTTTAACTGAACAGACCTCAAAAGCCTTTGAGAGTACGGGAAGGCAGGTAGCTATGTTCAAAGGCTCGGAAAAGCCTGACTTTGCAGATAATGTCTACGAGCCAAGTGACGGAGAGCCAGTAAGCGACAGGAAGAAAGTAGGAGATGTCTTTAAGAATAAGCGCGCTCAATACTACGGAGAGCTAAGGAAAAGGATTTACAATACTTACCTTGCCGTTGAGGAGGGTGAAAGGTTTCGAGATGAGTCGCAGTTATTGAGTTTCAGCTCAGATATTAAGCTGTTGCAAAAATTACGCTCTGAGGTTTGTAGGATGCCAATCAAGCCCAATTCTAACGGCTTGCTTGAACTGTACACAAAGGATACAATGCGGAGTAAGTTTAACATTGCAAGCCCTAACTTGGGCGATTCTGTTATGATGCTAATGCGCGCGCCTGTACAAAGGCAACAAACTCATTATATCCCGAAACCCATTCAGACTTATGGACGAAGATAAAGAACGCCTAAAACATATAAAAGATTTAACCGACAAGGCTTATACAAATTCACAGGTGACAAGAGAGCAGGGATCCGACGACCTTGTTTTTTATCACGTTACTCAGTGGGATGACAATCTTCTAGGGACTTCTGACCTCAAATACAGAGGTCAATTCGATTTGCTTCACAAGGCAGTAAGGCAAGCAAACGCTGAGCTAATAGCAAATACTATTCAGGTTCACTTTGACCCTATTGACGATACAGCGGACGAGCAAGCGGAGTTTTTATCGGGTCTATATCTTACGGATGATCGCTCTAACTCCTCTCAGGAAGCTTATAATAATGCGCAGATGGAGGCTTTAGTTTGTGGTGTTGGTGCTTGGGAGCTTTACACAGAATATGAGTCAAATAGGAGTGGAAGTAGCAATCAGGTAATTAAACGCGCTCCCATCCATGAAGCAAACAATAACGTATTTTGGGACCCAAACTCAAAGCTTGCCGATAAGTCGGACGCTGATTACGTTTGTATTCTGACCCCTTATTCTAAAGACGCTTACAAGGACTTAGCCCGTAACCTTACAGGTGACGAAGACTATGAGCCCGAACCCTCCGATTTCAAGTACCCTCAGCAATCTTATGCGTTTCCTTGGATGACGGGAGACTTTGAGCATGTTTACGTTGCCACATTCTATGAGCGTGAAATGGTCGAGGATAAGATTCTTCGCTTCCAAGAGCCTATTACTGGTGAGATCGTTCAGTATTACGAGTCTGAAGCTTTCGAAGTGTTGGATGAGCTGGAGGAAACAGGGCACATATTAGTTGATTCTAAAGAAGTTGAGCGTTATCAAGTAACTAAGTCTATTGCCTCTGGAGCAGATATTTTAGCCGAGTACATTATTGCAGGTGAGAATATTCCCGTGGTTCCTGTTTATGGTGAGAGGGCTTTTGTCGAAGGTCAGGAGTATTGGGCTGGGTTAGTTCGATTAGCTAAGGACGCTCAGCGATTACATAATTTCACAATGAGCTACATCGCTGATATTGCTAGCCGTTCGCCACGTCCCAAGCCTGTAGTATTCCCAGAGCAGATAGCTGGTTTTGAGGATATGTATGAAGAGTCTGAGATTAATTACCCTTATACGTTAATGAATAGAAAGACCATTCAGGGAGAAGATTTACCTCTTCAGTTTGGGCAGTTGCCAGAGCAACCTGTGCCAAGCTCATTGAATCAGCTAATACCATTAACTCAACAAGCTGTCTCGGATGTTGCTGGAGAAGCAATGCCTAAAGACTTTGCTAATGTTGACTTATCAGGAAAGGCGCTTACTCAGTTAAATCAGAGAATAGACCAGCAATCCTACGAATACCAAGAGAATATGAAACACGCTAAACGTAGAGATGCTGAGATCTATTGGTCAATGGCTGTAGAAATTTATGATGTGCCTAGAAAAGTGTATTTAACTCTTCCAGACGGCACAAGGAAAGAATCTCAAGTAATGAAGCAGATTTACGACCAAGAAACAGGGCAAGCAGTTACAGTCAATGATATTCGTTCAAGTACTTTCAATGTTTATACAGACATCGGGCAAAGCTATCAGACTCAAAGAAACGCGGTGAGGGATCAGATAGCTCAAATGATTGCTTTGATGCCCCAAGATGATCCAATGAGGCAAGTTTATATGCTTAAGCATACTGAAATGCTAGATGGGTTAGATTTTAAAGATGTTAGGGAATACGCCAGAAAACAACTTATCCAACAAGGAATTAAAGAGCCTGAAACGGATGAAGAAAAAGAGATGATGGCTCAGCTGCAAGCACAATCAGCCAATCAGCAGCCTGATCCGGCAACTATAATGGCTATGGCAGAGATGGAAAAAGCAAAAGCTGATCAAATGCAGCAGCAGAGAGAAATGATTAAAGATCAAGCGGACGTACAAAAAGGAAAAGCTGATACTGCGATTGATATGTATAACGCTGAAACTAAAAGATTCGAGGCTGAAACTAAAGCTCAGGAATCTGGAGCTAAAGTAAGGTTAGAGGGTGCGAAGGTTATTGCAAAGCAATACAATGACGCCGCGAGCATGTTAAGGGGATCGGCCAATGCCTTTTAATAAAATAAAGAGCGGAAAGCACAAAGGAAAATACAAAAGCCCTACAGGCCGAGTATTTAGCAAGGATCAAGTAAAGATGTACCACGCCACTGATGGCTTTAAAAAAAATCCTAAGAAAAAGAAATGAATAAGCTCAAAGAACATGCTCTTAGTTGGATTGCTTTATGCGCTGCTGCGCTTTCAGGTATTGAGTATTACGTAACCCCTAAGATTCAAGAGATTGCCAGAGATGAGTCTAATAGAGTTCTTTACGTTTATTATTCTGAATTGTCGGAGAGTTATATTGCTATACCAGATAAGCAGCCTCACCAAGAGGCAAGGCTGGCGCATATTTTAGACAAAAGGAATTACTACAGAGATATGGTTACTAAGTAAAGTCTTCTGGTCTTATAAAGTCAGCTCCCCTCCAGAATTTTAATACAGACTTTTTTTCTGTCCTTTTACTACCTAGTTGTACGTAGTTTCTTTTAGATATTTTTTCTTTTGTCACTAGCGGATTTATTTCTTCTTTTTCAATAACCAGATAGACATTATAAACGGTATTAGATTCTAGCCTTCCAGCGTTAATCAAAACAGGTTCTTCAACGTTGTATTCTTTTCCATCCAAAACAACATAGCCTTTTTGTATCTCTATATGCCCTCTTTTTAGCTTTCTTACATCTTTGATAGCTAGGCCGCTTCTTCGGTTAGAAACTTTCACTTTTTTCTCCTGTTTTAAAGTTGTATCCAGATTCTCTAGAAATTAGTTCAAAAGTTAGCTCTGGGTATTGAGTGTGTTTAATTAAAACCTTTCCGTACTTTGAGCAGGCTTTATAAACTTTTGCTGGTTTTTTTGATAGCTCTTGAGCTGTAAACGTAGCTAGCTTGCTGTCTTCTATCACGTTGATCTCCTATATATCACCTATGGCATCTATGTCATTTTATATAATGAGATTACTAAAAACAACTACTTATTATAAAATTAAGTCACTGAGTCTAACAGGTATAAAAAGGACGGCGCACCTAACGCATTTAGGGTTATCTCAAATCAAGAGTAAATGATATGAAAACTTTAGCAGATCTAAAGGCTGAGAACGCCACTGAAACAGAAGTAGAAACCAAATCAGTTGAAGAAGTCGAGACGGTAGAAACGGAACCAGAAGTGGAAGAGGTTGAAAGCACTGAGGAAGTAAGCGAAACAGAAGAAGCTGAAACCGAGGAAGAATCAACCGAAGAGCAAGAGGATTGGTTAAAGGGAGATTCTAAAGAGTCTCAATCAGATACTGAGGTTGACTATAAACGTATCGCTCACGGAGTTCAAAAACAGAGAACTGAACTAAAGGGGCGAGTTAAAGAGCTTACAAGTGAATCGCAGGAAAAGGATGAGAAAATAGCTCAGCTAGAAGCTTTATTGGCTGCTCAGCAAAACGTTATCTCTCCTGCTCAAGAGCTTAGTAGACCAGACCGCTATTCTTTTGATAGTGATGAGGACTACGAGAAGGCTTTTGAGAAATACCAAGACTATCGGCTTGACTCTAGGCTTGACGCTACTTTTAAGGCGGCGCAACAAGCGCAATTACAGGAGCAAGCTAGAAAGGA